AGTTGCCGCACATAACTGCATATTTGATCTTTCCATCAGTGACTGGTGGTGTAATTAGACCGAAGGCGATCATTGGAAACGGAATCATATTCTCTCCTAAAAGAAAAGGCCCCATTCTCATGAGGCCTTAATGGTTATGGACGGGTAGTCATGAACACGTCGATCAGGTTGCCTTTACCACGATAGACCAAGTTACAGATAGTAACTGAGCTAGGGGTTGTGCTAACCTTAGTACCTGTTCCATGAACTACAAAGCTATTTGACCAAGTAACCTCATGGCCCGTAGCATCCTGTTCAAAGTAGATGTAGATAGACTCCGACTTACCGCCGCCTACAAGGCCCGCTGGGGCGTTAACAGCAAAAGCCGTCTGTACGTTAACGTTGTAGACGTTCGTCGTACCATCAGGCGTATACGTCGCAGAAGACGGCAATACATCCTTAGGAGTGACGCTGAACTTAGGAGCCGTTACCTTATCTGCCTCTAAAGATTTAGCTACGACATCATTATTGGCTAAACTAAAGTCACCAGTTACAGTCAAATCTGTTACCGTAGTGGCTTTCAGAGATGTCTCACCTGTAACAGTCAAGGTCTTAGCCGCCACAGCGTTATTGCTCAGATCCAACTGACCAGTGATTGTACCAGTGACCTTAAGGTTTCCACCAACATTGGCATTGTTGGCAACATCAAGTCCTACCTTGCCCATGTCAGCACTGCCAGCAACAACCCGCTGTGCAGTTACATCGTTAGATGCCGTAACGTTAACCGCCCCAATATCACCTGTTACCGTCGCGGATAGCGCCGTGATATTCTTGGATGACAGGTCGATCTCGCCGTTAATAGTTCCGGATACGTTAAGGTCGCCTTCTACTAAAGCATTACCTTCTACACGGAGCTTGTCGCCAGTCTGACCAGCCTTACGCTTCAGGATTAGCTCATTGGTAGTAACTGAACCTTCCGTAGTCAAACCGCCAACGGTAGCAACACCCTCAATTGAGGCCGCACCAGACACAGCAAGTGATCCGCCGTTTACCTCACCAGTTACTGTCAGAGATTCACCAGTGATCGGGCCGACTGCCGTGATAGAATCAGATGCCGAAAGATTCAATGCTGACACTGCCTCTGTGGCTGTTACAGACTTCGGTAGAATGTCCTTGCCTTCGATGCTCTCTGCTGACCCGATTGGGTTTCCATTACCATCACGTAAAGACCCCTTGACAACAAGGTCATTTACTGTAGCTGTTTGACCCGCCACATTAAAGTCGCCTGTTACGCCAGCATCACCATCAACAGCCAATGTTCCCTTGGAGTGCATGTTGCCGCCGGAGGTGATACCACCAACGGTAGTGACAGACTGCCCTTTCAGGGACCCCGTGGCATTAACATTTTTAGGGTTAATGTCGAGGCCATCCATAGTAGGGGCTACAGGTTGACCATCCTCATCGACAAAGTTACCGGATACATAAAGATCCTTCGTGGTAATCTTACCAGTGTTAGTGATCTCACCAGAAGCAATCTTAGAGGCCGTAGCATCACCAGTCAAGGTGGTTGTTCCAGTGACAGTTAGGTTCTTAACTGAGATATCTTGACCATCAACAATGGCCTTGATTGCATCACCTACCCACGAAGTTGTGGGGATCGTATCAGATGAATCACCTTTTGCAGGTTTAGGTGCGCGTGGGTTCCCAGTGAACTTAGGACTATCAATTGGAGCATATTTCTTACTAGGGTCTTCACCAGTCTGGTTAAGGAAGGCTCTCCACTTAGGGTCGCTCTTCGGAGAAACACCTTGTAGAACAATCGTAGATTGTGTTGCTGTAGGAGCATACCACCAAGATGTTGCACCAGCCTCAGTAAAGGCGTATAATTGGTTAAATACAGAAACCTGTGTACCCTGTTTCCAAGCGATAGGTGGAGTTTTGAAGTAAAGGTTGTCAAGAAGAGCTTTACGTACTGAGGGGATCAGACTACCATCCTCTGTAACGATGCTTGCCAATCCATCACCGTTGACCACTCCGTGTAATCTCTTGGAGTCAAGGATCACCTGATCAACAGCTTTGTTGAAATCTTCGCTGACTGCGATTTGTTCTGCCACGTTACTCTCCTTTATTGGAATTCGTGTTGTTGTTGCCTTGATTGACATTCACACCCCAACGGAGGGAGATGAAATTGCTCAGGAGTTGAGGGGCAGCAACAGCGGAAGCGTACACCCACATGTACCATTCAGGTAGGGTATTGTTCCACCCCATCTTAATGAAAACAGCAGTCATGGAAGCCATGCCGATGTTAGACCAGAATTTGGTATGGGATGCCTTGTCTGGGTTAACTGAAGATGTCACCAGATCCTTTAGGAATTTTAACATATTCCCTCTCGTTTATCAACGGGTTAATATAAGAGCAAATGAGCTGCAATAAGGCAGAAAGCTATGATGCATAACTGCACCCATTCACGTATTGATGTATCTTTTAATGCACAGACACAGATCAACGACTCAAAGAATAATGAGCTGGATTGTGACCACGTAAAAGAGTACAGACCAGAAGGGAACATATCGGGGTATTGTATCACGAAGACTTGGAGGAGTAGGAAGGGTATGGCACTTGAAGCAATAAGCTTCTTCTTTGCACCTGCTAGGACACAGGCAATACCGAACATGAGGATTGAGTCGAGGGACCAACACAAAGTAAGGTAGAAGGATAGATCAAATATATCAGGATGGTTCCAGAAGTACCAATACACCCCATTCTCTATGAGAATATGGCTCAGGCATAAAATAGCCATGAGCCGTATATCTCTATCTTCTTTAGTTAATAGCACTAAGAAACAGACCCCATACAAAAGGGATGTTACCATAGCTACCCTCGGTGACGAGTCTCCAAGACCGTTTTGAGAAGTGTCTGTATGTCATCTCTTAATCCGGAAACCTCAGACTTTACTTCGCGGCGAAGGTCAGAGAGGTCTGACCTAACATCCTGCAAACTATCCTGTAGGTGCTTAACTTTCCTGTCTAGTGTCTCGTCAAGGCGGTCCTTTGTAACCATATCCGATTTCATACGGATCATTTCCTTTTCGATGGCATCCTGACGTTCTTGCATCTTCTTATAGTCAGTCCAGATATATTTAAGGACACCCATAAGAATAAAGGTTAGAAACCCCCAAGCCGCCTTCAGAACAGACCACATTGTGATATCCAAGCATCACCTCCTTATGGCGCTTTAGGGAACACAACCTTCTTGACAGTAACATCAAGTCGCTTGAGTGCAGCAACATAGCCCTTAAGTTTTTCAGCTCGGGCACTCTCTGCTTTATCCAGTAAGTCACCCATCGCCAGAAGGACACTCAGCTCAGTCATCGTGTTTCGAATAAGAGAGTTGCGTTGCTCATCTAGCTGTTCAGGAGTTACCTTACGCTTGATCAGCTTAGTCTTAACTAATTCCCAATCTCTGCGGGTATTCTCGTTAAAACCTTCAGGTAATTCATCCAACTCGACAACTGTCATATCTACAGGGAATGACATCTCAATATTCTTTACCAGTTGGACGATGATCCCTTGGTCGTCAATAAGGATCTTCCAAGTGTCTGGAGAAAAGCTGTTCTGTACATCATACCAACATTGCCCATCTTCCGATTTAATGAAGAAAGCATTTGGGAGGCCGAAGCGGCGTACCGCTTCCTCCGTCGGCTGGTATTTAGTGAAGTTACGAATAATACGCATTTACTCTCCTTATCCTAGTTGGTCAATAGTAACCCAAGTATCACCAACCTTTTTCATTGTTGGTCGTGCCCTAACAAAACCTAAGATACCTGCCCCCTTTGCACCACCCTGATAGCGGTACTGGCTTATATCGGTCATCGAGTGGCCCGCCGGAGCAAGGAATTGCAAGTAGTTAGGGTTTACTTGGTTAACTCTGGAGTTAACATCTACAGCATTACCGAAACGGACATCAGTAACTGGCAGTGCTGCCGAGTTAGGGATAACTGTTACGTTAGTAGAAGCACCTACACCAGAAATCGAACCACGGGCAGAAATAACAGCAGAACCTACCGCAATCCCGCTCACGCTACCATCAGCACCGACGGAAGCCACTGAAGGGTTACTTGAAGACCATAAGATCTGCTCTGAGTAGTCTGTTGGGGCCGCTGTGAATACAATCTTCTGTGAACCTTCAACTTCAATGCTCGGCGGCTGGCGCAAAGTCAGAGATGTCAAAAGGACGTTGACTGTAACACCAACACGGCTGTTTAGTCCAGTAGAGATTGAAGCGATAATCTGACAGGTCCCTTTACCACGCAGTGTTACCAGACCAGAAGTATCTACCGTTGCAACTGAAGCGTTTGTAGTTGACCAAGATACTGGGAACCCGCTGGCAATGTTGGTAGGGAGAACGGTAGCTGTCAGTCGCTGTTGCCCGCCAATCTTGCCTGTGATAGAATCAGGGGAAACGATGATATCCGTAGGTGTTTGAGCACCAGAACCACTATCCGCCTGATCGGTCTTGATGATGAACATGGTTGCAATGTTCTTCACTCGGTTTTCAGCAGCAGTCGGAACTACACGGCTGGCATCGAATGTTACGTAAGCACCCCAGTTATCATTACCGCCAGATTTAACCTCGGCGTTCCAACGACGGTTAGATGTTTGGAATGCACCAACATACCCGTCCTGCGCTCTCCAACGGTCATAGGAAAGTGTTCCGCCAGTGATGTTACGAATAGCATCTTCCTGAGTGGAAAGGATCGCACGGTTTGGCTCTGAGTCTGTGGTGGATCCGTGGGCCCAACCACGTGGAACACGACCACGCATATCCCATAAAGTATCGCGACCAAGTGCCGAGAACAGTTTAGGGTTTTTAGCCTTATCAAACTTCTGACCATTAAGTTCCAACCACCCTTTAGGAGGTGTTGTCGAACCCCAGAGCATCACGCCACCGATTGGTACAAGGTAATCATTCAGCCCGTTAACCTTATTGTTCATATCCTTGATGGCATCATCCAGCTTTTTCTCCATGTCATCAATTTTCTTATCTACCTCTTTGATCTTATCATCAACTACCTTTTCGAAGTCTTTGATCTTGTCATCAATTACTTTCTCAATGGCTGGGACTTGCTCAGTTGTGATGTATCGGATCCACTGGGTGATCATGTTGAGAGTGTAGTTATATTCTTCACAGGCTGGCTTCTGTCCCTTGTCATAACCCTTCTTGAACAGGTCATCAATAGGGCGCTTCTTGTTTAATTGCCCTGTGTTAGGGAGGACATAGTTATCCCATGCCCAGATATCAAGACCAATAAGTGGCTTTGCCATAATTACTCCTCAAAAGGTGTATCTTCAAGGTAAGCTTGAAAAGCCTTACCATCCATATAGAAAACGTCAGAGTACGACCCATAGGTTGTTATAGAGTCATGCATTATCTGAGGGTAAGCCCAGATATACTGGTGAATTCTGGGGAACTTTGTAGTATTCAATGCGATATTCCCAAATATCATCTTCCACAAATAAGGGCGGTATGGTGAATCTGGGTCGAATCCGTACAGTGGAGCTAAGACCTCATCAGGAACAAAACCAGCTAAGTAGTGGATATTGTCCTCAGAGTAATTAAGATCATTGGCGGGGATCGTTATCGCATCAAAAGATTTCTCCATCTTCCCTTGGATGAGCCAGTCATAACATTCTGTACAGTAGAAATCAAAGTTGGATGATGAGTAGGAATCTTTTGGTAAATTCAAGAATTCCATCAAACCATTGTCTATGATCGACGGCAAGAATGGCAGAAGGGTTATTTTAAGTGTTGGATGCCTTGCCTTTAAATCGGTGCCAAACTTTACAACCCTCTTACCAAGAGCCTCACGACAAAACTTAACATACTCGTCATAAGGTGATCCTGTCTGATAATTATCTTTTGTCCCTATGTCTTGAGCATACAACCCTGTAGCCTTGTTAAAAGCCACTTTTGTTGAGTAGTCATAGATACAAGGAAGGTTGGTAGATGTGTTGTACCACCACCAAGGCTCACCTATTTGAATCTGAGGTGTTACATTGTAGCTCTGGCTTATCTTGGCTATTGTATCCATAACCTCTGTTACGTATGCCATACCTCCCTCGATGAGTGGGGATAAGACGTAGCTTGGAGGTACATAACCAGTAGCTGCCAGATCATCATTCCAGTCATGCTGGACCCACTCAGGCGGACATACCGTGGACATAAGCTCGAAGCTCACAGAGTTAATAACTGCGTAGTTATTTTCCCCGCATAGTTTCATATAGCTCTTAATCCATTCCTCAGTGGCCTTGTTCAGGTACTTGGTGCGGTTAAGATTCCAACGAGTCCCGTTCCATGAGAAGTCGTAATAGTGGGACATACCGTTATAGTGGTTAACCACGTCACGATACCCCAAAGCTTTCATGTTATAAACTACCCTCTCCGCCGTTAGGTTATACATGTCGTCGTATGAGGTACACATACGGATATCATGCGGCGGAACAATCTGGTTATTCACCGTCATGGTTGGGGATTTTTCACCATTAGGTAAGGGGAGAAGTGTTATTGTCATCTGCAACTCACGATTGGTTGGAAGAGGCTCCACCTGAGTGGACTCCTTGTAATCTGAGGCTGCTACAGAGAACATAAGCTGCTTTATTTGGGAGGTATCAACAGTCCTCTCCAGATTGGGCCCTGACTTAAGGTTTGAGAAGTCAAGTAGAACAGATGCAGTCTTAAAATCACCTGATATTTGAGTGGCATAACGCATCAAGGGCACATAGTGTATTGTGTCATCCATCAGTGTGATTGTCAATGTAGGTGTCAGCTCTGGCTTACTGAAATCTTGCATCAGGTTTGACACTTTCATTGAGAAATTAAATTTAGCTTTACGGAGATCCCTGTGTGTTTTATAACCTACACCTTTATGGTCGAAGGTATCTTCCGTATTCCAAATGACTCCGGAAAGTCCAGCCTTTGTCCTGTTCACCATATTAACAGTGAAGGATGATCCATTACTAACAATAGAACAGCTCTCTGAGGGTTGGGAGTCTACAGACCAGTACATTGGCTTGAACAGCATTTCCTCTTTAGTTCCGTAAGAGAGCGGAGTTAGATCTCTGTTAGCGGAGATCTTGCAGACTCCACGTGACTTATCAAATTCCACCTTTGAACTTATAGAGTTCGCATCTACGTAGAAGTTACGAGATATTGAGTTTACTTTCTTTTCAGCCACAGGGATTGTTATGCTTTTTGAGGTTGCCCCCTTCTCGAATATGAAACTCCCAACAGTATGGGTATAGTCCCTATCGGCTATCGCTGTAGAAGGGGTAGTCTTGTAGCTTATAGAGATATCCCTATCTGACTTATCCCTTACTATATTAAAAGTTGCAGAAGCCATTGTGTCTCCTTAACTGAAATTGACAGTGGTGTCCTGAACACTCACCTTGATAAGGGACGGAACATAGACGTCTGCGCTGTCAGAAACGTAAATCAGGGATGCCATACCTCCGGCACCGTATCTTTGTGAGTCCCACACAGACCCAAATCCAAAATCTTGCTCGTCGTTATCAAAACCGAAAGGGTAGCCCTCATGATCGGTGATTCTGAGATGAGTAACCAGTGGTAGGATATCAAGGAGTTGGTCAAGAACCTCATCAACCTCTATACAGGTGTTGAAAAGATTAAGGTCAAATCTGAAGTTATCTCCCTTCCATGTGGCAAAATTACCCTTACCGAATAATTGGTTAAGTGTGGATATTACCTCTGGGCGTGTGCCGTGCTTTGAAGCTCCACCTGAAAGGATCATAATTATAGCGCGATATTCTGGGTCTGCCAATCCATTTCGGTAGATACCCATTTGTTCACCTATCTCATTTAGGTTAAGGCCTTCGGCTAGTTGCAGGGTTCTATACTCTGCTAAATCTACGAAGGCCTCATCGACCAACCTCAGTCTCTCTAAGAAGATAGAAAGTAACTTGGTAAAGTTCTCTTTATCACTTAGAAATTCTGAGGGCAGTCTTTCTAAAGCACCCTTAATGAAATCAGGCAGTGGGTGGATGTGGTTAACATCCGGAGCTAACACCTCTGCCATAACCCCTCCGTTAAATTATCTGACTGTAGGTTATATTGTCTGCTGACAAGTTGAAAAGCTGAGTGGTGGCTGGCTTAACATCATTACTTGTGTAAGATGTATCAGGCTGACCAACATTCTTAACTTCCACAATCACTTTCGTGAAACGATCTGGACGGATGGTCGAGCTAACAACGGCCCCGAGTTGATGGTTGTATAACGTAGCTGCGATACTGCCACCGTTAACCATAGCAACCAGAGCATTATTAATCTCCGTTTCCTCCACGATAGAGACAGGCCTTCCTTGATATTTGACACGTACCGCAATATTGCGTTGCTCTGCTTTTGTGTGGTACACAGTTTCAATTTGGTCATCCTCTGTGGTTATATCGGTGAATACGGCACCATAGGTTACGTTGCTTAAAGCTATGGTTTCGTAGAGGGCCTTGTTGATCTCATCAGTATCACCACCATATACCACAGTCATAAACTTGTAAGGCGGGATCCCCAGTGAATTGGTCTTATCGGTATTGTTAGCGAAGATCTTAACCTTCTCAACACCCTCAACCGTATTCAGTAATCTTGAGAGGATCGCTGGGCGTGTGGCTGCGTTAGCATTACTTATTGTACTGGCGGCACGCACACGATAGGCGTTATCACTCTCAACATCTGAGCCATCAGCGAAGGCTTTAATGTTTGTCAATGATACAAAGCCAGAAGGTGTTGGGGACATAGAGGTAATTGAACCCTCTCCACGTGCTAAATCTCCTGCCTCTGTGGCTCGTAGCCCCATGTCGATTGTCTTGTCACCTACAAGAGGTGATGTTCGAAAATCAACTCGGGTAGACAGACCTATTAACCTCTTACTTGTATCATAACCAATCCAGAGCTGACCTGCGGCACTATCAATAAAGATCCTTGCGTCATTAGTTTGAATTGTATTCTCTACAATAAATCTCTTAATGTCACTGAAGAATTTATTAAGTGGTGCAGAGTTTGGAGTGGTATTAGTTAGATTAAGGGTTAAGTTCTTTGTTGTTCTGTCACTGGTATTCTGGATCGTAAATCTGTATTCCCCAACTCTTAAATCTCGCGACAAGATAGAATGGGCAATAATATTACCAGCTACCTGAACATCCTTCGTTAATTCAAAATTACCCGCATCAATATCCCAAGCAGCAACAGAATAAATCATGTTGTATGGGACTGACGCATTAAGTGTCATTTGAGCTGTGCCTGTAGAACGTGTTTTACCACGACGATAGACACCACGCTTAGCAAAGAGGTCATCGAGGTACATACCTTCAGCACCTGCCTGTGTCTGAGCCTGATACACCCCGCCACCTAATAACCAAAGCTCATACTCTCGCTCTGCAAATACAGAGATAAACTTATCTAGAGCGGAGTTGGAAGCAGTGTTCATTTTTGGGCCAAGTATCTCTTTTATAGACACTTTTATCTCTTCACGTAGGTCTTCCATTCCGGGTCTAATGTACCCGTTTGGAGTTAATCCGTACTTTCTGCTTGCCATTATTCCTCCGAGCAGATATCCAACGATGAGATAATTTTACCACAATACCTCCCGATTGAAAAGAAAAAGGCCGCATAAGCGGCCTATAGTCAATTACTTAACCCATTTGTTATGCCACGTCACATCACCGAACGTTGGCAGTCTAAAGTTAATTAAATAGTAGAGTTTATTAGCGTAAGTGATCCACCCATCATCACCACACATAGAGGCACCTTGATCGTTAGGTGTAGGGTAAGAGAACTCATTTGATCCGACAAAGGCTAATGATAATTCCTCTCCCTCGGTAGTGAGAACTGTGAAATAACATTCGTATGTACGACTAGTCTTATTCATCTTAGAAGTGAAGTCTGTTATCGCCACAACGTCTGGTTCCAATCGTGTATGTTCTTTTATTTTATTATCAAGAACAGTTTTAGCTACACGCTTTGAAATATAAGTTCTGTATGGGAATCCAAAAGTTTCATCAAAATACCAGTCGCCTTGCCAAATATTAAAACGGAAGTATAATCGTTGACGCAGGGAATTAAGATTGTCCTCAATGAAGTTAAGTTCTCCATTAGAGAAATCTAAGTCACCAGTAACAGGGTCTAGGGCCATGTCCTGATAGAGGGTGGTTACAGCCATGAGAACTCCTTAGTTTGGTTTGTTGGTGTTGCTTCCGCCGGACTCTACACCGCCGTGGGTATGGAGGAGATAAGTCTCAAAGAAGCTATCGAGGTCAACACCCTTCTTTGTTATGATCCTACCGTCTGGAGTGATCTTTGCGCCGTTGGCATCAACCAGTCCACTAGTCTCCATTTTGAACGTGCCGCCCCCATTCTTCATGGTGCTTGAACCATCCTCAAGCATTTGGAAGGATGACTTAGGAGTCTCAATAATAATGGAACCTTCGGGGGATAATGAGATCTTGACTTTATCGTTCTCAAGGACTACCTTATCAGGGTCGATAGGTTTAGCGTTTTCTGGTGTGTAGATCTCAGTGACAGCGAAACCTGCGAACAATCCATGAGTGCTTTGGTCGGAAGAGTTATCTTCGTTTCTCTCTGAGAAGTTAATGCCAACCATATCACCAACCTTGATCGGCATGGTTAGGCGAGCCTTTCCTCCATTAGCTGACGGTAGTTGTACCGGAACATTAAAGATGGTAGGGTATCCGTCTTCAGTGCCGTCAGAAAGGACTGTCTTAGCCATAGGTTGAACGTCAACCGTAGGTCCTGAGTAATCTACACCTACAACCTTGCCACGTAGTGAGGTATGCATGTTGTCTCGCATCCATCTACGCAGAAAGATGCCGAAAGCGGCATCAAATCTCTGCACAGCTGCCATATAATCTCCTATTCAATAAGTTTGCCACGTACCTCTGAAACACCCATCACTGTCTCCCAGTCTCCAGTCAAGTCACCTTTGTGAGTAAGATAAATCACCTTGTAGAATCCCGTGTATTCTTTACTCTTGAGGTAGATTGAACTTTCAGGTAGGATTGAACCGTTCAAAAGGCTGGTTACTTCCATACCCGCATCCTCTCGGATCTCTGCGGAAGTTGGAACGTGAGGTTTAGCCGGAGTCTTTTTACCAGCTCTCTTAGCTAGACGCTTACGGGCGGGCTCAGGGTTCTTAGGGACGGGGGATCCTTTCATACCAGTATCTTCACTGATCTCAGCAATGGCATCTTTAAATCGAGAGCCTACTTTGGTCCAATAAACAGCGCCGTCCTGAACAGAGAATGTTGAATTGGTGTTTCTAGCTAAAGTATCTAGACTCTGTGATGCTGTACCGGAGAAGGCCATAGAATGTTGAATTACCTCTCCCTTGCCGAATGGAACAACGCGCCCCTTTGGTAATTTAAGGTCGGTAATCAGGTCATTAACTATGGAGTCAACCGGAGTCCCCTTCTTATATGAACGGGTTGAGCGGCTTGTGGTAAGATTCAGTGTACCATCACCAAGAATGAACTTAGTTTTTCTCGTAGGGCCATCCCACGTGTTCTCCATGAACTCAACTGTGCCGGAGAAGATTAGCATGTTCTGGTTGTTATACCCAGCATAGAGCATAACAGCCAAAGACTCACGTTGGTTAGCATCGAGATAGTTAACGGTGTCATCGGAGAGGTTGCATACGGTAACATACCCCTTATTAGGTTCCTTGGAGTTATCTTTCTTAACCTCAAACTGAATGTTGAGGTCTTCCCTAGAACCATCACCAACGATACGGTAGGATTGACCACCTTTATTGGTAGGGGTATACTTGTCGATATTGGTTGGCTTCTCCCCTATGTAAACAGGTCTGCCGATCACCAACTCATAGGTCCTAAAGGTGGTCTGTGCCATTAATCTATCTCCTCAACGTCGTCTTCGTTTGATGCATATGTCATTTGAATCTCAGAAAGGATCCCGATATTGTATCGGCTAGTTCTTGCATCCCAATTCTGAGGGCCCGTGAACATACACAAGTTTCCTTTCGGTATGTTTTCCATGTATCGGTAAGGGGCCAGTAAGTCAACATACGGCATAAGTTTCATAGTCACCGTAGGATCAGTACCAACATCACCAATATGGAAGATCCACGACTCATCTCGATCATTCCACTGGAACCTAACTTCATATGTCACACTATCAAGAACAATGCGGAAGCTTTGATCAGGATAGCCGTCAATAGAGAAGTCAAAAGTCCTTACAAATTGAGCCATTATTTACCCCCAAGTGAGTTAGGGTTGAATCCGGTAGGTCCTGCCTGATTAGGTCGGTAGATGTAGGAACCATCCGAGTAGTGGGTTGCAGATGTGTTACCAGTCATCCCCTCAAACCATCCCTGATATGTCTTACCTGCCTTACCTAAAAATCGGGATGTTTTCTTACCCTTATTGGCATCATCAACCGCTCCGCCCTCCGCTGTCTGCTTGGCACCTTTCTGGGCGTTACCCGCCTTCTTAGGATCAGCTGTTGCTGCCAGAACTGTCTTACCAATATCTCGCAGTCTGAATTCAGACATAGTGAAGTCAAACACCAATGCACCACCCTCTTGGGTGGTTCTCTGGGCATCTATCTTTGTGAAGACGTAGTTCTCTAGGATGTTGTCTTCAGTGACAAGAGTGACCATCTGACGTTTTTCCAAGATCTCTTTAAGGATCTCAAGAGCTTTTGCTGGACGCTTAGACTCTTTTGGATTTCCGTAGTCGGTATCCTTGTCGATATAGTTCTTATCGTTCATGATGAAAGGAGAATCAGTGACTCTGGCACTGAAACTGAATTCACCATCGTTTATGACCATGTGATCCGATGCTTTAGCTTTTGACTCGATTGCATAATCTGTCTTATCAGCTGACAAGCTATAACGGTGATCTTCAACAACGTCAAAAAGGATTAAGAGATCGTCCACAGTATTCTTGCTGTCGGCAATACTCTTACGTCCGCCGTTCACAAGACCTGATACGATCAGCGTATACTCTTTCTTATTGTCCTGTACTTGTTTCGCAGAATCAATCTTCGAATCAGGATTAGGTATTGACTTAGCCATTTAACCTCCTCTGGGATTATAAAAGTTTATCATAATCCAGTAAGTTACTCAATACAAAAACAGGGGCCGAAGCCCCTGTGATTATGGAGTGTTGCCACCCTGCATCAGCATGTTAATATTGAACATGTTGTTCTGGTCTACCGTAGCCTGAACCATATTCTGCAACTCACCTGCGTCGATCTTGATAGTCATTGCTGCTTCGACTTCTTGAACTGGCAAACGAGCTGGGAATGGGTTGGTAGGTGCCTGACTTACAGGTCCTAATCCATTTGACTGAAGGTAGTCAAGACGACGAGTATCTTTCTTCTGTGACTCTCCATTCCACCAATCAGCGATCCCGCTACCGACATCACCAAGTGTGGTATTCTTAGCCCACTGTCCGAAAGATGTATCCCCGATTGCAGCATCCGCAACACTGTCAGCTACATCGTACATGAATGCAACTTTCAATGCCTTACCTGCTGCTCCCATAGCGGTCAGCTTAGTTTTACCTGCGCCACCTCCCTTACCACCTTTCCCATCACCGCCTGCTCCTACTGCGCCGCCGATACTTGTCGCATCTTTAACAATCTTCAATGCGCCAGCAAGACCCGCAATGCTTTTCAGAATGTTGAAAAGTTTTGTAGCGGAAGCAACGAACAAGAGTACGCCAGCTGCGTATCCACCCCAGTCGAGAGCCTTACCAATAAGGTCCCCACTCACCCCTAACTTCTTAGCGTATTCCTCGAACACATCATTAATGAAGATGAAGGTATTGTAAACTAGGAGGCTTATGTCCTCAAGACCTTCCATGAAGCTACTGAAGAATTTACCGATTGCAGCACCTACGGATCCGTTATCAGACAAGATCTTAGCAAGATTATTGAAGATTGATGTCATTCTCTCACCAAAACCCCCTTGGAATACAGCATTAAGCCAGTTGTTCCAAGACTGGGTAAGACGCTGCATTGCTACACGGTTCCCTTTCAGTGCCATTTCTAATGCACCACCCTTCTGAGCGGCCTGTGCATAGTATTTAGCAACGAATGGAAGGACCTTAGCAGCCTTCAGTTCACCCTTTTGCATCTTGTCCATCAACTTCTCTACGTCGATGGTTGTATCACCAAAAGCTTCCTGTGCAGCTTTAACAAAAACCTGCATCGAACCCGGAATTCCCTCTGCTAATTGTTGCTTTAATTCTTCAGCCATGATCTGGCCTTTACCCATCATCTGCTGGATTGCAGTGATACCACGTTGGTATTTAACTGGGTCAACCTGAAGTGCCGTAGCGTACTCTGAGAAGCCCTTAAACAGGTCATCGTTCTGTGTCTTACTCAACACACCATCTGCTGCGATGGACATCTGTACGTAGCCCTGAGAGGCTTCTTTAAGGCTAAGACCTAAACGCATGGATTGGTCTTTAACGAACTGGATACGCTTACCAGCTTCTTCTGAGGAATCAGAAACCATCAACATTGTGGCCTCCAATCCTTGAAAGAACTGTCCCTGCTGTAAGACAGACTTACCTGCGGCAAATGCACCATAGGAGGCGGTTGCAGCTACCATTGAGGAACGGAGGGTCCCCATTGCACCACCTAGACTCATCGCGCCGCTCTGTGCTTTGCGGAATTGTCCTTCCAGTGCAGAAACGGATGCACGGTACTTAGCAGCACTCATACTACCAGCAAGGAACTCTTTACGTAAAGACTGAAGTCCTTTAAGCTGTGAGCTGTAGTTGGCACCATACTTAGAACGTAAACGAACGTCCTGAACATCTACAGCGTCCTGACGTGAACGAGCACCACGTGCAGCTTTTAGTTCAGCTGGGCTGGGAGCTTTAGGTTTTGGAGCGGGAGCTGGTTTAGGTGCAGGGGTTGGCTTAGCCGCATGAGGACCATATCTCTCATCATGGCGGCGAGTTCTTTCAGGATCCCACTGTGAAGCTTTCTTAGCATCACCGACCATACCAGTACCACGACCTTCAATTGCAGAAGGTAGTGTGATAATTGGTGGTGGGTTACGGCGTCCTGTCGGAGCTCCAAGAGTATTACCAGCCTTCTTGGCTTCACGTTGCTGGGCCATGTAGAATTTACGCATTGCAGAGATGTCGTGGTCTTTATTCGTCATCCCTTTAACGTGTTGCTTGAATCGAGTTGCAGCTTGCTTACGAATAGCTTCGGCGCTCTTGACTTCTTTCTTGTGAAGTGCCATTCTGTAATCAGAAGCTTTCTTCTCTTCTCGTTTACGTGTCTCAGCTAAACGGCGGTTTACTTTGTCGATATCGGTGGAGGTTTTAACGAATCTTTTAACAGGATCGTTTTTGGCACCCTTAGCACTCCCACCTTCCCATGTCTGCTGAACCTTCTTGATGGCCTTGATAGCTTTGCCATAAGAGGTGTTGTCAACATCAAAGATAACCTTGTTGACTGTACTTGTTACTACTTGGTTTCCACCTGCCATCATCCTCTCCAAAAGTAAAAAGGCCAAGACCTTATTAAAGATCTTGGCCTTTACCGTTATCTTCTGCGTGGCGTATTCGCATTCGCCGTCGCACGTGTAGCGTCCTGTTCCTTTTGATCCGTTTCGGTGATATAGTTCTCTATGTCGAGATATTCGTTAAGCTTCAGGAGATAGGCCATATCCCCAGTTTCAAGACTCAACCTATTCTCACCTTTAAAGTTCTTCAGAACTCGGCAATACATCCAGTCAAACCACCCAAGCGTTGAGTGTTCTTTGGAATACTTCACAGCTCTCAGTACAGGATCGCTCACTCGTTTATTGGACGATTGACTTATTCCTGATCCTGATCCATCTCGTCCAGTTGTTTCACCAGACCGAACTGAGCCAGAAGTTTCGGAAGGGTCGCGAAACCGTCTTTCGTGAAAAAACAGCCATAGTTCGCTTTAAGAACCTCTCCCAGTAAAGTCATCATACCCATAAGGTCATCTTGGAAGACTTCATCAATGTTGATTCCGCCGCCCATGCTGTTGCATTCAACGTTCTCTAGGATCAGGTTGATCATTCGCATAACGCCTTGCTCTTCACCGTCTTCTTCGAGGGTGTTGAACAGGTAAATCATTGCTTTAGGTAACGCATCTTCAAAGTTAGCGCCGCCGGAGATGGCAGAGCCC